CATCAAATGTCCCATGTGTCGGGTTGTTGAACCTGTACAAGGAATACGCTCCATACAATCCTACCAAGCTGAACTTCTACAATCCTACATGGTTGCTCCTTTCGTTCTTATACGAGCTCCAGAACCGCTCCCGAACCCGTCCGTACGAACCGTACGAACCGTACGAACCGTACGAGACGTTGCTCTCGCTAATTACGGACCGCAATGGTGCCAAAGCGGACTTCGTGACTTCGGACAATGCTCCACAAAAGGTAAAACCAAACGCTTCTGCTCTGTCGCTACTTGTAGGAACAAAGTTTGCAGAAAATGCAAACAATGCATCAACCATTAAAACCATTAAAAGGGGGCAACCCACCCTTTTTTATTCACAACATTTATGGGAAATTCCAGATTGTCTTTTGACCAATTGTCTTTTGAAAGACTTACATGTTTGAAAGACTTTTCGTCTTCAAAATCTTCTTCATTGTAGCTTCGTTGTAGAACCGGAGGTGGAGGAAAATCCACATTTATAGACCGAAAGAATGAATATTCCATTCGCAGTTGATTCATTCGTCTTCTGAGAGGTTGGACATCGTTTGCATATTATATACTCATTTTAATTTCAATTTTTTTATATCCGTTAATTTTTTGCGTGATAAAAAAAATGTATCCACGCAAGGACACTTTTTTTTACTTTTTTACCTTTCTTCACGTAGGAAATGACTACGAAACCACCGCACTTGAAAATATTCCATACCAACAGGACTGTATTTAAGTTGTCGCATCACTTCAGCATAGCAAACACGATGGTATTTATAAGACCAATAGTCAATTTCATATTTTCCTCTATTGTAGTCACGCACAGATTCAAGCCATTTTTCATACTTGTCCCAATATTTTTTTGGGTAATTGCGTGAATGCGTTTGAATGAGATGAAGATGTTCCATTTGTTTTGTGTTCAATTTATTTCAATTCATTTCAATTTTTTAAAAATTCTTTTGCGTGAACGTAAAAAAAACCTATGAGTCCAATACATACGTCAATCAGTAAAAAGAATCTTCATTAAACTCTAACTTGTAACCTCAGCCACCACGCTTTTTGTATTTTTTAGTAAGATTGTATTTAACTATTTATTTTTCTTAAAGTTATAAATCCAGTCATCTAGCAAAGGTTTTGGTAAGGATTGCACGTATAATTAAATTAGAGATAAATGTTATACTTGGGAGACGATTTTATTTTACGTGACATTTATCTTTAGATTTTTTGCGGTGTAAATTCCAACTTATAAATATACAAAAAATAATAGATGGAATAGGCTATAAATAATAGTGTTACTATTAAAAAATTTATATATATATTTATAGATGTGTAGTTTGTTAACAAGGTTAACAATAAAATAACTACTAAATTTGCTGTATAATTAATTGAACTATGTACAATAAATGTATAATAGCTTTTTATACCACGGGTTTTGTAGATAATGTACATGATAACCAAGTAGATGTCGGGGGCACAATAGACAAAAGAAGTTAGGGCGGGACCATGTTTAAAATTATCTACAACATAATGAACCAATAATGTTGCTGAACCTCCAAACATAAAATATTTAATCTGTTTGTACAAATCCATACTTTTAAAGATTTATAATAAAAATAAATATGAATCAGAAAATTTATGAAGATGTAAAAATTGCATTTGAGAAACAATAGTCAAGAATATTAAATCATTATAACTCAATTCGCTAAATGCCTTTTTCTTGTTTTGCGCTTGAGTACACGTCGCTTGGGTACACGTCTGGTTCCACCATCTGGTTTTTTTTCAGATATTTCTATTTCAGATATTTCTATTTCAGATATTTGTATTGCCAATTGTAACATATTTTGATTAACACATAAATTTTTACTTGTTAATTCATTATTGTATTTCCAATTTATAAAATGTTCACCAATTTGTCCATTTTTAGAAGCGGAACGATTTTCAGGAGCAAGTCTAAAATCATTGTTACACTCATTAATTTCATGTGAACACGGTAATACATAAAAGTCAACCTTATAATAATTCGTATCTTTCAACATTAAATTGAGTGTTTGGCGTGTTCGGTGTAAATCAGATACAAACCACATATTTGGCGTTGTTTCTAATATATGATTCAACATGATACCTGTATTTTTTGATTGGTTTTCTCCATTTGGTGTAAGTAAAGTATCAAAATTAAGTTTTAGTGTTGTTACATTGTGTGTAGCTTCTCCGTGGCGTACAATATAAATTTTGCATGCTGTTAACTGATCTTTATTTTCTGTCTTACCTATTTGTCCGACTGAATAATACGGAAAAATCTCAGCGGAGCGATTTGTATTTGATGATAATTCACCTGCATATTCAACAGACAATGTTATATTTTCATTTATTTCTATTTTTATAATACATCCATTCATAAATCTTTTATTGATGGTTGTAAATTTTTCCAATAAACAGGTGATTCTTTTACTATGTGATACAATAACAAAAGTTTGAATGTTGTCTGTATCTTTATCATCGTAAAGTTTGTTTGGTAATGATAACATCATTTTGTTTGGTTTTAATGTTGTATGTATATATTTACAATCACTTCGTATTCGTAAATATTTTTTATGGTTAAAATGTTGTAATAAATTACGGTTATTTGACCATACTACACTTTTTTGGTTTGGCATGTTTGGTCCACAATTATGAACAAGACATTTAATACCGTCAAATTCTTTTAAATAATTATTTGCAGCTTGTAAACTTAAATTAAATCCATATGGATCATATTTTTTTCCTTCTGAAACTTCACGTTTTAAACCAGACTTATCACATCCAAAACATTTATACCCCTGAGGAAAATTACATTTGTGGTACACAAATTTAGTAACATTTAAATGTTGCCAAATAAAAAGAAAAATCCAGTTTGAGTCTAACTCTTCAATACGTATGTTACCATTTTTTTTGTGAAACGTTAAATTGTCACTATACACATTAAACCCATCTTTTGTAGCTGTGTCTGGAATATATAAATGTATATCAAACTCACGTATAAAGTTTAATACTAAATCTTTTGATATAGGGAATTTTTTTTTGTCAGTAAATATGTTATATAAGTTTGTTATCATTTTATCACTTGTAGTAATAAGTCTCCAAGCAATAGAATGAGATCTTGAATTACCACCATCTATTGAACATACATTATTTAAATTTAATATTGGTAACAGTTCTTTTACAAACGTAGTTTTTCCACATCCGCTTGGACCATATCCAGCAATTGCACGTCGTTCAAATGGTGTTGATATTTTCTTATCTGTTGATATTTTCTTATCTACGTCATCAATAGTTATAGTAAGGTAGTTCTTTATAGTATTCCATTCAAATATAGTTTTTAATTCGGGTACGTTTAAATTAAATATTACTGTACCTTTTACCTCCATAAAACTATGACATAGGAGACGAATCATATAACTTGTTGATTTTGACTCATACTCCCATAAAGATTCAAACGACTCAATCACGTTAGAGGGATTAAAAATTGAATCATACGTACTCTTTTTCCTAAGAGGATGACGTTCATTAACTATGTTCATCATGTTACTAATGTTACTTGTGAGGGATTTTGTTTTACCTTCAAACTCTTCAATACTTGTTATTAGTAAATTCCTTTTTGTTTCATTATTTTGTTCTTTAAGAGTATCAATTTGTTCAATTAACTCGTTTTCTGCTTTAATAAGTTTAATCATATCGATAGAATTACTATTTATAACTATCTTATTTATAACTACTGACATACTGTAGTTCAATATAAAATTTAATTTACAATTTAAATAGAATTACAGCCATCTTTTAAAGAAGTATCGTGGTAACTCTCGTAACATTTTGACGAGTGCTTCTGGAATTGTAACGAAAATGCTTTAACCTTAATTGTAAATACGTCGGTCCATCCATAACTTATAATAATAAATAGGAGATATATTAATCTGTTCTTTTCGATATTCAACATAATTTTTTAAAATGGCAACATTCTTATACATAATATGAGTATCTTTATGAAGGGAGTGCACCATATCGACATTTAAAGAATACTTTAATGCAATTCGCCCTAGCATCTCAGGACCGGTTGGCGATAAAGGCGATTCACCGTAATAATTACTCTTTACATTTTCTACAAGTTGGTGAATACATTCAAGCAAAAACGGATTGTTTGGTTTGCACACCATGAAGGCATTGTAGATGTGTGGCGAATGGTTTGGTCTATCTAGAACAAAATGCTCTTTATTAATAAGACTATACAATTTAAAGTTACCTAGACATTCAAGCTTAATATCCATGTAAATACCTCCAAACTGATACAATACACATAGACGCCATAAATCAGCCTTGTAAGCACCTGGAATTAATTTATCAAATGTTTCCACTGCATAAGGGAAGTAGGAACGAAGGAAAGAACGACATTGGGTATCGTCATATAAATAAAACTTAAATTCTGGATTTTTTTTACGTAATTTCATATAATTTTGCTTCATTTTAGGAGGTAAATTAAACGTTTTCCACGTTACATAAACATTAAGGGGAATGGACATAGTTTTATATTAGACTTTAATAGCTTTATTTTTCCCATAATAATTTATGGTACATCGTATTCATTATAGTTTTTTAAGATGGCAACATTGTTATACATAATGTGCGTATGTAAATCTCTGGAATGAACCATATCTATATTTAAATGCGTCAATGCTATTTTACCAAGTATCTCTATTGGTGATTCGTTTACATTTTGTATAATTTGTTCAATGGATTCAAGTAAAAACGGATTGTATGGTTTGCATACCATGAAGGCATTGTAGATGGTATGACTATCTTTAACAAAGTGTTCTTTATCAACCAGATTATACAATTTAAAGTTACCAATACATTCGAGTGTACTGTCCATGTAAATACCTCCATATTGATACAAGACACAAAGACGCCATAAATCAGCCTTGTAAGCACTTGGAATTAAACTATCAAATGCTTCCAGAGCAAAAGAGAAATGGGTTTGAATGAAGTCACGACATTGGGTATCGTCATATAAATGAAACTTAAATTCTGGATTATGGTTACATAATTTCGTATAATTGTGTTTCATTTTAGGAGGTAAATCAAGCGTTTTCCACGTTAAATAGACATGAAGAGGAATGGGTTTAAAGTAAATATTTTTAGTTTTCCATAAATTTCCATAATTTATGATACGTTCTTCATTGTATCCATCATAGTTTTTTAAGATGGCAACATTTTTATACGTAATGTATTTATTTATTTCTTTTGAATGAACCAAGTCTATATTTAAAGAATGCTTCAACGCTATTTTACCAAGCATATCTGGACCGGTTGGTGATAAAGCTGATTCGCCGTAATAATTACTATTTACATTCTTTATAATTTGTTCAATGGATTCAAGTAAAAACGGATTGTTTGGTTTGCATACCATGAAGGCATTGTAGATGGCATGGGGTGTATATGTTGGTCTATCCAGAACAAAGTGTTCTTTATCAACCAGATTATACAATTTAAAGTTACCAATACATTCAATCTTACTATCCATGTAAATACCTCCATATTGATACAAGACACATAGACGCCATAAATCAGCCTTGTAAGCACCTGGAATTAAACTATCAAATGCTTCCAGTGCAGAAGAGAAATGGGTTTGAATGAAGTTACGACATTGGGTATCGTCATATAAATGAAACTTAAATTCTGGATTATGGTTACATAATTTCGTATAATTGTGCGTCATTCTAGGAGGCAACTCAAGCGTTTTCCACGTTAAATAGACATGAAGAGGAATGACTTGGGTAACGTAGCCATTTTTAAATATAGATTGTTCTAATCGTTCATTGTACTCATATATATTTTTATTTTTCCACATGGTAGAAGAATATTGTAACCGTTCCCCATTGTACCCATAATTTTTTAAGATGGCAACATTTTTATACATAATGTGCGTTTGTAAATCTCTGGAATGAACCATGTCTATATTTAAAGAATGATTGATAGCTATTCGTCCAAGCATCTCTGAACCTGTTGGCGATAAATGCGATTCACCGTAATATTTATTCGTTACATTTTTTATTAGTTGGTGAATACATTCAAGCAAAAACGGATTGTTTGGTTTGCATACCATGAAGGCATTGTAGATGTGGGGCGAATGTTGTTTATCCAGAACAAAGTGTTCTTTATCAATAAGACTATACAATTTAAAGTTACCTAGACATTCAAGCGTACTGTCCATGTAAATACCACCAAACTGATATAAGACACATAGACGCCATAAATCAGCCTTGTAAGCACCTGGAATTAAACTATCAAATACATCCACTGCAGAAGGAAAGTAAATTTGGATGAAATCACGACATTGACTATCATCGAATAAATGAAAATTAAATTCTGGATTTTTTTTACGTAAATTTATATAATTTTGCTTCATTCTAGGAGGCAACTCAAGTGTTTTCCACGTTACATAAACATGAAGGGGAATCAATTGTTTAACGTAAATATTTTTATTTTTCCAAATGGAAAAATATTCTCCCCATTCATTGTATTCATTTTTTTTAAAGATGACTACATTTTTATATGTAATATAGGTACGCAAATTCAATGACATATCTAAATTGAGTTGATTTTTGTAACCTATTCGTCCAAGCATCTCTGAACCTGTTGGCGATGAAGGAGATTCTCCGTAATAACAACTCTGTACATTCTGTATCAGTTGTTCAATACATTCAAGCAAAAACGGATTGGTTGGTTTGCATACCATCAATCCATCGTAAATGTGTGGCGCAATTGTTGATGTATCCACGACAAAGTGTTCTTTATTCACAAGATTATACAAATCAAAGTTTCCAATTGAGGTGAGGTTAATGTCCATGTAAATACCTCCAAATTGATACAATACACAGAGACTCCATAAATTTGCCTTGTAAGCACTTGGAATCAAACTATCAAACGCTTCCAGTGCAGAAGGAAAGTAGGTTTGAATACAGGAACGACATTGGGCCTCATCATATAAATGAAAATTAAAGTTTGGATTTTTTTTACGTAAATATATATAATTTTGCTTCATATTAAGAGGTAGATTCGTCTTCCACGTCAAATAGACATGAAGAGGAATTACGTTTGTGTCAAGTAATTTAACTTTTTTTTTATCAAGGTTTAATTTAAACATATACAATTCATATATTCTATTTACCAGATGAACCAAACCCATTTGTATTGCGTTGAGTTGCGGTTAATGAATCCGTGAAGATAATCTGAAATGGTTCTAATGTAGGAGAGCATATTTGAACCAGCCGTTGTCCAAACTTGATTTGACTAGGACTCTTACAGTCAAAGTAGGCACCTACATTTCCTCGATAACCGGCATCTATAATACCTACACTATTTGCTAATCGAAAGGGTGTTTTGGATATACTTGATCTTGGATATAAATAATAGGCACATGGCTTATCATCTTTGTACATGGCCGTTTTTATTTTAAAGTCAATAAAACACGTTCCCTCAACTGTGATGGTTTCAGTGCAAAACAAATCAAACCCTGAATCCGCATATTCGTCTTGATTCACTATTTTGGTTTCATATAATGGTTTGAGCGATTCGTCAACCACCATATATAAGGTATAAACCATATCTACATATACATACTAGGATTTAAGTTAATTCTTATAATCAATTGTCCTAGAATATTTGATAAAACAATAGTCTTTCCATGACAATGAATGTTTCTCTGTCCATGTAAAAAAGAATTTATGGTTTATTTTTTCTGGAAATGGTTCCCATAGGTGATACTTGAAATGAAAAAACAAGTTCATAATGGTCATTTCATTTGTTTTACAACACGGATACTCATTTATTCCTTGTATCAATTCATACTTATTGCACGTATCTAAAATGGCGGTATCATACATCCACATACAATTTAACATGACGGTTGAATCCAAAATATCCTTTCCAAATTTACTACACATCAAATGAATATAGTTAGGTTTATCATAACTTACCTGTTCATTGAATCGTTTATCTCCATCTTGTGGAGCCAATATTTTATTGGTACAATCCAATTCTATCAAAGAACTAACATCTTCTACAATAGATAGACCAGCATCTAGATAGACAACCCATTTCCATTGTTTAAAATAATCATCAAATACGTGTAATTTTTCCCATTGAGATAACTTATTTAATTCTCGTTTATCTGAATTAGAAAACCCTTCTGGACCAATGCGTTTTAATAAAGATGATGTATCAATGACATCAAACTTCTTTTCAGTCACTGAATAGGTTGTTTTGAACTCTTCTTCTAAATCAAAATCAATCGTAATCAACACAATGGTTTCCTTCCATTTTCCATTGTCTCTCAATTCTTGAATGGTTCGTTTAGCACGATTCCAATAATTTAAATCTGTCACTAAAGCGAAGACACCTGCGGTAGGCTTATTATAAAGAGCGTATTGTTCTTGTGTAACCGGATACACGATAATGGAATTGTCTGTTTTATTTTTTGGATGCACGTCTAAATTAGAATTATGAATCATTTGAATTTGTTGTGTTGTCGATAATTCTTGAATGATTGAGTACAAGGATACATCATGTAAGTTACCTAATTCATTTACCTCAATATAAGAACGCAGTAATTCATGTAACTGTCTTGAGATGATGTAGGTGGACATATGATCTATAGTCAAATAATCCACTTTATTTCCAATGCAATAAGATTCATTACAATCGTATTTATTTAATAATTCAGTTAATTTATTCTTATGTATAAACGATGTATCGTTGATAAAAATATACCAATCGTATTTAGGCATTGTTAATAAAAGTTGAATGTGACTTTGATTGATTGTAATTAAATCTACAAAGTATGAATTTGGGGTTTTTATATTCAACTTGGTTGTCGAAGATATAAGATAACAACAATTCATATATATAAGATAATTAAAATCTTTAAGTTTTTGTGAACTTTTTTCTTTTAAACTTGCGTGTTTTAACTTGTTTACCGCCATAACCAACACCAAATGGTAGTTTGTATACTTCTGATTTATGAATAGGCAAACAACTCAATTCCTCTTTACCTCTATGTCTCACTACACTCTTTGTTTTACTTTTTAAAATATTACATGATTCATCTAAAATAGTTACATTTGTTATTCCATGAACTATTTTTATTACATCAATTAACATGAATATATCTTCTGTAGTGATACAGTTGTTCCTGTCTCGATTTGCAATAAAAGATGTTATTTTTTTTGTAATACGGGAGTTATAAGGGTAAGGTGACAAAAATGCTTCAAACGATTCTATTGTACAATCTACAATGTTTACAGTTTTATCATGAAACGCAAAAAATAAGTTGTTTCTGGTTTCATCAAACGTATATTTCTTTTTAAGCCATCGTGTGTTTCCTTCAAATACTTCACATGAATCTTCCGTATCAACACGAATCTCATATGTATCTACTGAATTTTTATGTATGAATTGATAATTAAATTGCGAACACACTAAATGTTCTCCGTATGTTAAACTTATTGCAATTTCTTCAGGGTTTTCTGTTCTGGGAACCGGATAAGATAAACATCCATATCCACCTAAATTGAATTTTTTTATTGTAATACGGTTAGGCGTGTCTAATAGTTTAGTAGATTGTGATAATTGACCATGTGTCTTAATATAAATACCTAGTACATTTGATTCCATTGCTGCCATGTATTTAATTTATATAATATATGGATGACCCAACGATACAATGTTTAATTTCAAAACGACTCAAAGTATCTCAAAAAAAACACGAATTAGATCCCTTGTACAAAGATAAAATCATAGGATTAACAAAACAAATGATGGAAAGTCCCTTTGACGGACCTATTCAACATGCCTTTGACTCTTATGTGTCAGAATGCATGAAGCATATTACACGTGTAGATACACCCTATAAAGAGCCTCCTCAAACTCAATTTGACAAACTATTATTTCCTACTAAAAAAATAAACCCGTTTAAAAAAAAAGCGTACAAGATATAAATGAATCCATAATTAATAGAGATAATTCTTGTAATCACAATAGATAATTCTTGTAGATGCAAAATACTGAGATTTCTTGTAAAACCATCAAAAAAATATAGGTTTGATGGTTTTTTCAAAAACATATTTTTTATAAAAGTCCTTCAAACCAGCTTTTTTATTTTTTGCTCTTTTTTTGTGAATGACGTAATAGTACGTTTTACATGATACTATCATGTAACCTTCCAACTATAAATTGTAATTATGCTCACAAATATGTGTTTCCATTTTGGAAACACTTTTTAAATAACAGATTGATTTATTGTAAAATTTACACCATACTGGTAATACAATTATTACTTTTTGTATGACATTTCTTACTGATATTAAAAAAAGAGCAATGTCTTTACCTAGTTTTGTTTAAGACATATTATTAAATATGAGATAACTTAAAAAGATACCAAAAAAGTTTTTAGAAAATAGGTCTAATATATTATAGCAAATATTTTTAAGTTTATAAGGTAATATAGCAACACAGCCATACAACATCCAAAAAATAAAAAAGTACATAAATATTTTAAATCCAGTTTCATTCAACACATAAGTATGATAAATGGTATAATAATACATTAAAAAAGGAATAAACCCTAATACCACTCCTACAATTACTGGTAACACAGAAATTTCACCTAAATATCCAAATAAAAGCATTGTCCAATTAAGTAGTAAAATGGGAAGAATTGTAGTTGATTCTTGTTTAAATAATTCAACAAACTGTAAAGTGTCACTCGTATTAGTATCTAAGCTGTGTAAAAAAATTAAATAAAAAATTAAATTGACAAGCATGGTTGGTGTTGTAATGACCCAATCAAAATATCGAGTTGGCGTAACATTGGCAACCTTTTTAAAATTTTTAAACCAATATATGTAAAATGAACTTTCTATAACTTGTACAACTACTTCTAACAACATCATTTGTTTCAAAAAAGCATATTTCAAAGGTAACTTAGCAAATAAAGATACAAATTCTATGATACCAGATACTATCTGTATTATAATAGATAGAATCAAGGATGTATAAACAGTAATCATATAATAATAAATTATTAGTTTGTACTTGGAAAACATTCTGCTAAACAAATTCTTATAAACTGAGAAAAAGAACAAAATTACAAATGTCGTATAATCAAATCCAATAACAATTGCGTTATGAATATTTTTAAAATGTTATCTTTTGTTTCAACGTTGGAAGATTTATGAAACACATAGGTATATTTGTTGGTAAAGGTACATACAGAATTTGATTCATCCATGGAATATTTAATGTATAAGGGTGGACATTTCATATCTTGTGCGTAAATTGGAAAACTAGGTAATAAGAGAAAATCAATTTCACAATTTACTTTTTGAGACCATACTACTTTTGCACAATCTTCATGAAGGCTTATACATCCTTGATGAGTTCGTTTAATTTGAAAATAATTATGTTTTTGAATGGGGGAGATATTTAAACGATTGTATTGAATATTTAAAATGGTGGAAGGTGAAATGTTTGGATTGGTACTGTACAAGAGATACCAGGTTCCACAATATTTAAGAGGAAACATTTTAAAAAAAATATAGTAATTAGTATTTCAATTTTATAAAGTAAAAGGTGTGCCTAGACTATAAGAAAATGTAAAATCTCCCGTAAGTTTTTGAAGAATTTTATTCAATAAAACTTGTTCCATTTTAGCTGGAACAAATTTATAACAGATATATTTAAAATATCGGGTTGTGTCAAAATACATTTCATTGTATCCATTCATGGACGGTACTTTTTTACCGTGTAGTTTAATACATTCGATTGAAAATCCGATATAAGTTCCAAAATAATAATGTTTACCATCCGTTATAAAATAACGACAACCCAATTTCATACAATTTACAGGAATGGATACCAACATTTTTATAATTCTAAATGGATATTCATTCAATTTTATTAAAAAAGTTTACACCTTGAAGATTTAAAATGGGACAAATCTCACTAAAAATTATATTGTCTTTATTTTTCAAATAATATTTTACGGCAGAAATTTTATAATCCTCATTTTTATGCGTCATTACTATAAAAACATAATTTGTCCCATTTTAAGGGTGTAAACGAAACCCAAACATAAAATATAATTTATACATATGGAAAACTTAATTGGAGAAGGAATGAGTGGAAAAGTATATTTTCCTGCATTAAACATTCCAGGTGCACCTATCGGAAACTATGTTTCTAAATTAACATCATTCAAAGTTGCCAACGCAGAAATGGAATTTGCATCCATCATTCAACAAACTATACCAGATGGGGCTATTTATGCAGAACATATGGTTAAGTTAGACGAACATGATAGTCATAGAATGACAACCAAATTTGGAATTGTATACGATACATGCGTTTTTTCAATCTATGGTGGAGTTTCACTTGTTACTTATTTTGAAATTATAGAACATGCCGCTTACAAAGACGGTCATATAGACACGAGTGTATTTGATGACATTATATTAGCATTATCAGTATTACGAACTGAAGTTGAATCCATGAATCAAAAAGGATTTCATCATAATGATATTTCTCATGATAACATTGTGTATAATAAAGACGAAAAAAAAGCAAGACTGGTTGATTTTGAAAGAGCTGATTTTGGTAGTGGCAATGATGACGATGATTTGACAAGTGTTATGAATGATTTTAAAGATTTATTAGCCATGTATCAAAAAAAACATACAGCAGAAGCACGTAAAGGTACAAAACATAAACGAAAACATAAATCCTTCAAAATTAAAAACAAGTAAAACTTGCTCTTTTTTTAAAATCAATGTCATTTTTTAAAATAGTTTGTGATGTGTTAAGACCTATTTCAAGATAAAAAAGAATATAGTTTTAGTTGTTTTAAAAAAGTGTTTCCAAAATGGAAACACATATTTGTGAGCATAATTACAATTTATAGTCGGAAGGTTACATGATAGTATCATGTAAAACGTACTATTAAGTCATTCACAAAAAAAGAGCAAAAAATAAAAAGGCTGGTTTTAAGGACTTTTATAAAAAATATGTTTTTGAAAAAACCATCAAAACTATATTTTTTTGATGGTTTTTAATATAAATATATAATATGCTTAGATGTCCAAATGGAAGTCGTAGAAATAAAAGAACCGGTAATTGTGAACAGTATCCAGCAAATGCACCCGTACCTGCACCAGTTCGTAGAAAATGTCCAACCGGAACCCGTAGAAATAAAAGAACTGGTAATTGTGAACAGTATCCCGTTCCTGTAGTTCCTGTTCCTGTAGTTCCTGTAGTTCCTGTAGTTCCTGTAGTTCCTGTAGGTTCTGTAGGTTCTGTAGGTTCTGTAGGTTCTGTAGGTTCTGTAGGTTCTGTAGGTTCTGTAGGTTCTGTAGGTTCTGTAGGTTCTGTTGCATCTCCTAATAGAAATGCTCGTGTTGTTCAGCGGTTCATGAATAAAACAAAACATAAAAGAATCTCACGGTTTTTATCAAGTGTATGTTCTGATGCTGGAGTATGTATTGTCTTCGGTAAAGAGCTCAACAAAATTAAAGATTTTTTTGGTAACTTTAATTTAAGTTATGTGAAAGATCCAATTAACAGGATTGGGGCAGACTCTGCAAATGGATTCATAAATGAGATTAAATTTACTCACAAAGAGTATTCGTCCTATGCAGTACTAAAATCATCTACATCGAATAATGCAGATAATTTAATGTATGAGTATAGAGTTGGACAATTTTTAAATAAAATGTCACTAAGGTATCCTTGTTTTATAGAAACATACAATTTATATAAGTATAAAACAAATAACAGTTGGAAGTTTGTAAAACAAAATAAAATAATAAATGCGGATGAATTTAAATCTCACATTGAACTTCAATCTTATAATATAAAAGACGCATGCAAATCTTCAAAACATCTCGCTGTGTTAATTCAACACTTGAAAGGTGTAATTTCAATTGCAGACTTGGTAAATATAGAACATGAGTCATTGAATTATAATTTTTTAACTTTATTGTATCAAGTTTATTTTGTTTTAGATAACATGAAAAATATATTTACACACTATGATTTACATGGTCATAATGTATTATTATATGAACCGTCGAATACAAAGTATATCCAATACCATTATCATTCCGCTGCTGGTGTAACTACATTTAAATCTATTTATGTTGCTAAAATAATTGATTATGGAAGATGTCATTTTACGGACACATTATCATCTAGTATGTTTAGAGATAGTGTTTGCGCAGAAAAAGCATGTAATAATAAAACAAGGGGTGTGTGTGGTTCAAATGTAGGATTTAGATATTTAAACCCGCCTATATTTCATTATATTAATCCAACAAATTCTAACATTAGTCACGATTTGCGTTTATATTATTATCTTTTACGTATTCTGATGAATAAACCTCATGTAGAATTATTGCCAAACATAAATAAAATTATACATGACGACATAGGACGTAAACTACTATTTGAATCTAGATATGGCACTCGTGAAAAAATAAATTGTGCTCGTAATGAAATTTGTAACGTCAATGTTATGCATGCGAAGCTAAAAGTAGGGTTGGCGTCACTTAATTTAGATGCCATGTTCACTCAATATTATCCTCATAGAACTAAATTAGGAGACATGCATATTTATGAAAATCAACCACTTGAATTTATTGAATAATAGTATGAAATGTAAAGGAAAGATTTACGTTGTGAACGGCAAAAAATATTGTGTAGGTGAGAAAAAAACAAAAGCTAAAAAAATAAGATTGAGGCGTACTAAACGTTACAATCGTTTTTTTGCTGATTACGTCAATTGATAAGTATTTTCCTAAATTCGTAAAAAGCTGGTTCTGAATGGTTTTATTGCGTTAAATATAAATAAGTGTATAAAATATCCATTACAAATCCTAGAAAACAAAATCCTAAAAAAATATATTCTTGTGGCGTCTTCTTTTTCAAGTTATAAAAATAAATAGTTAACAAGAAAAAGAACGGAATTGCCAACATGTCTCCATAATGACTTATATCCATTATACTAGGCGAATAATTTTAGTATAGTATATCCATAGACTAATGCCAATGAAACATTTAGAGATTAAATCCAAATAATTATAGGTAATATTTTTATATAATTCTGTAAAATTGAAGGCCACGCCATACAACGACCATACTACAAGAACAGACGAGAATATAATCATATTATCGAAATTGTATCGTGGTAAAAGATATTGAACATAGATGACACCAAAGGTAATAAGGAACGCAATAAATCCTAGAAGTTGGGACATGTTTCTATTTAATTTTTCAGTCTCCCCCAAATAACCCGTGTATAACATAATGTAGTTGAAAACTATACTTACGAGGAACCAATGTAATCGTATGTGTGTTTTAGAATTAAACGATAACACAAGAGACAACACAAGAAGCATCATGGGTGTTGTAATGGCCCAATCGTTATACCGAAGTTGAGTAAATTCTTTCCATTTGATGGTTTCTTTAGCTTCCTCACTTTTTTTAATCTTATCATTGAACATGGAATAAAAATAACAGGCAACAAGAGAGATACATGTCTCTAAATTCATGATGTGTTGAACTCGGGGAATCGGTGTGCGCAATGCTTCTATAAATGTAATGGTTGTCGTTGTTAATAATAAAATATAAGTAAGATAAAACGAAACGTACATTATTATACACCTTTATTTTATTTTACGTCTAGACTTGCGGGACTTGCGTTTACCACCCCATCCAAAATCATCTTCTGCAGGAGCACAAGACTGATACGCTCCGTACCCCTCGCAGGTGTTGGTTCCGTTCCGTGGTGTTGCTTTCATTACATTACATGATAAATCTAATATATTTACTTGTTGAATTCCTCGAAATTGTTTAAACAAGGCAATTAACTTGTGTAATTGCGAAGTAGTGATGGTAGGATTTGAATAAAAATCTCGATTGTCGCAGAATTCTTTACATACTTGCAGTGTTTCTTTTGACATTATTCCAACCGCAGATAATAACATAGCTGCGTCACACCTCATTAGATTAATGGATACAATATGATTATCACTCACATAAGATAAAATCATATTACTTAATTCATCATCCGCAAAGTATTTTTTTTCATAGTATTTGTTTTTATCCGTAAAAAGACGACACGTGCCTTCGGCGCAATGCAAGGGATGTACGGTTGTTTCTGTAAAAGAAGAATAATGTTTTTTTCTATAGAAATAATACATACTTTTTTTTAAGGACACTAGTGAAATATTAGTTGTTATACATGTTTTATTAAAATTGTTTGACTTATCATGCAATACTTTACTAACTGTGATACATCCATAGGCACCAGCATTTTGTTTGTGTAGTATTACATCTGGAAAATTTTTATTTTTTACGGGAGTTCCATCGGGGGTAACTATAATTTCGCCGTGTGTAAAAATTCCAATGGATAAAATATGACTATCTGGTAGAGTAAAATCTGTAGTTAAGGTTGTTAATGGAATGTGTTCGGTTCTATGAGAACGAATTAACGCTTTGATTAAATCAACCTTATCCATAGTATTTTGATACATTTAATTTCTTTCTGATTTCTTCACGTCGTTTAAGTTCCTCATGGATTTTTATTGTATCTTCAAAATTGGGTTTATCAATATATTAACTAGGTAAAAAAATATTTACTATGGCGAGTTCGTTTAGCTCGTCTAAATCGTCTAGAGCGCCGTACTTTTGATTTTTTGTGCGCACGTTTTCCACCTCTTACATTGAAATTTAGTGTATAGACATCCATCGGGTCCATATTTGTAAAATAACCTGTTAGAAATTCAGGTGTTATATTAGGGTTGTTGTCTATCGTGAATACATAATTATCATCTAACTCTACAGTTCCTGGATATTCCCATTCTTCTCCTTCATGTGCAGTTGCAATAGCATCTCCCGGATATTTACTTATCCTATGTAGTAATATAGTAACATTTTGCATAATATTGTTGGCCGAAGTAGGGTCATCTCTATATAAGTCTTGATACGAGTTGTGTACCTCATTTTCAGTAACAAAATCTATGCTGAATCGCATACTATATAGTATATTATTTTTTTCGGGTTAAATCGCTTTTTTAAGAGCTTGTAGTTCTTGAATCCACATGTTTTCAATGGTCATGGCTGTTAATTGAGATACTTCTTGTTGTATGTCGTGAAACTCTTTTTCAAGAGATTCTACTTTTTCTTGTGTTACGCTGTCCATGGGCATTTTAGTTAAATAGGAGTAAGAGTTTTCATACATGTCAATTTGAATGGATTTCAATTCTTCGTGTAACACCTGTTGCTTTTTGTTTCGCAAATCAAGATTGCCACTTAAGACTGCTTTGATAAATTTCACTTTTTGTTCTACTTTGTGAAGCGTATCTTGTAACAATTTGAGTTGGTACGCTTTTCGTTTCTTGTACGTTTCGTATCTAATTTCATAAAAGTCTTCAAGAATATCATCAATATTGGTATATTTTTTTAAATGTTCTTCAGCGTCAAACAGGTTCATGTTACTAATCGAAAGGGTGGTGGATAATTTTAACGCTTTCTCTACATCTATATCAGCTAACAATTGAATTTTCATATCCACCATTTTATCGGTGGAATGGTCTGTGTATTCTTTGATGGTTACACCAATTTGTGACTCCAGATACTCTTTGTATTCAACGGTCCATACACCAATGGGCAATTCGGTTATGTGCACCAACAAGTCTTTTTTGGAATACGTACCTTTGACTACATATTTAGAATTGAGTGAAATGGTACCTTTGAATCCACGATAATGCGGAAGTAAATCGAGCGTTTCAGCACCACCATGCAATTTCTTGATTAAATAATCAATGAGTTGTACCGGATGATAACACAATACATTTGTACTTGTGCCAGTACCGATGCCCCTACAGCCATTCACCAAAACCATGGGAATGATGGGTACATAATACACTGGTTCAATGGAGTCCCCATCTTCGAAATTGTACTCTAGGATGGCATCGTCTTGTTCGGGGAAAATGAGTCGTGTGTAAGGTGCTAGTTGGGTAAAGATGTATCTTTCACTTGCGGAATCTTTACCGCCTTCTAATCGAGTTCCAAATTGACCGTTGGGTGTCAATAGATTTAGATTGTTGGAGCCGACAAAGTCTTGCGCCATATTAACAATGGTTCCGTTTAAACTTGCTTCACCGTGATGGTAGGCGGAATGTTCGGATACGTAGCCGCTTAACTGAGCCACTTTAATTTCCTTGGTCAACTTCTTTTTAAAGACTCCAAACATGATTTTACGCTGACTCGGTTTAAATCCGTCAATGACATTGGGGATGGACCTTTTGCAATCGTAGATAGAGAAGTGACTGAGTTCATTGTCGATGAATTGACTGTACGAAATGGTGGTTTTGGATGTATCTAGATAAATGTCTTTGGAATAAGCTTCCAACCAGCGTTTGCGGTCTTCGGCCCGCTTTTTGTTGAACACTTTATCAATGGAGTCGCCGCATTTGTCTTGCCATTCAAATTGCACTACTTTTTTGTCTTGAAAGTATTGAATGAATTCTTTGGACGTACTTGTACCTAATCCTTTGTAATACTTGATTTCCCAACCAGTTGGATTGGCAGACTTCCACGAATCGTATTGTCCTTCGTTGTAGAAGACTTGTTCTTTTCCGTTCTTTTTAGCTTTGATGATGGGTGTATTCATGAATCCAATAAATCCGGTTTGTTGAAGTAAGGAAATCCAAAGACTTCCGAATAGATTGATGCCTAATCCTTTAATGTGACTGCCATCGGGGTCTTGGTCGGTCATAAAGAGTATTTTACCATATCTCAACCGTTTATGGACATCGTCTGGTGTATAGACTTTACCAATTTCTAAACCCATGATTTGCTTCAATTCGTGAATTTCTTTGTTATCGTTGATACGAGTTAAAGTTTCGTCACGTACATTGAGCATTTTACCACGCATCGGATAGACGCCAAACATGTCTCGGTCCTTTTTCGAAAGGCCGCTGACAACACTTGCTTTGGCCGAGTCTCCTTCGCATAAGATGAGTGTGCATTCGCTGGATTTGGCGGTTCCTGCCCAATTAGCATCGACTAATTTAGGAATACCACGAAGCACACGTGTTTTGACACCGTCTTGTTTTTTTACAGTAGATAATTCTTTCTTTTCATTGGCTTTGAGTGCCATTTCCATAAACCCCAATTTGGCGATTTTTTCAATGGTCTTGTCACTGATTTCGCACAAGGACCCAAATTGAGTTACTGGAGTGGTCAAGCAATCTTTGGTTTGACTATCAAAGGTTGGATTTTCAATGGAACAATGTACGAAGAGTATCATGCGTTCTTTAATCATGCTGGACTTAACTTCGACTTTTTTCTTGAGAAGGATATACGCCACCAATTTACGTGTGATTTGATTGACTAGATAATCTACATGTCGCCCACCCTTTTGAGTATGAATACCGTTGACAAAGGAAACTTGTTGGAATTCATCGGCTAAGGCAACTGCATATTCCCACCTTACACAGGCATCTTGTACTTTATCGGTAACGCCAAACGTTTCAATGTAACTGGAAAAGTTTTGTACGGGAAGAACGGTATCGTTCCAACTGACTTTTACTTTTTTATCGGTAATGCCTGCAATATCCATCATGCGTCGTTTCATTAACGCTTGCATGTCTGCATCTAAGCCTGAAATACCAAGTCTAGCGTAATCGGGTGTAAAGGAAAGAGAGGTGTAGGGTTTCTTTGTATATTTAGTAATGACGGGTAATTCAATGATACTTAAATTGTTGCGAAAGACTTGCGTATATTTCAATTTACGAGTTGCATCTACCGTTTCTAAAACGGCATGCGTCGACCATATAATGGCTAGTTTAGCACCAAATCCATTTTTGCCACCGACAATTTTTTTTTCTTCCTTGTCGTAATTGGTTGAGGTACGAAGTTCGGCAAATATCATTTGTGGAATATAAACGTCATACTCAGGATGAATGGCAATATCAATACCGGGTCCATCGTTCATCATGGTAATCTGACCCTCTTTCACCGAAGCTTTGATGTAAGTGACTGGAGTTGTATCTTTCATGCGTATGTATTGGTCGTGAGCATTGACTAAAACTTCATCAAATAATTTATATAATCCTGCAATGTACAAATGGGGTTTTGCAACAATGGTGGTACCTTCAGATAACCAATTGGTGGTTTCAACTGGTTGAATGGGGCCAATGTACATGTCTGGTGCATCAAGAACATGCCCGATATCGGTTTTACGCTGATAGATAGAAAGACTCATGGATATTATACGTATTAAAATTTCATCATCAATTTTTTTCATAGAAAAAGAGAATTAAATAAATAAGCGGAATAAAGAATATGGATTTAAATTTAGATCATTATTCTTTGAAGGACTTATTGAAACTGTTTAAAATGCCGGAACACTTTAATGAATTGGATTTAAAGGAAGCAAGAAAACGAGTGGTGGCCGTTCATCCTGATAAATCAGGGTTAGATAAAGAGTATTTTTTATTTTTTCATAAAGCCTATTCCTTGTTAACTTCCGTGTATGCCTTTAAACAAAAGACTGAATCCAACATGCACGAGACGATGTCGTTTGATGACATTTTAGAAAGCATGGAAGAAACAGATAAGCGTATTTTAGCAGAACAGTTTAGTAAAAAATCGTCGTTTTCCAAGGACTTTAATCTTTTATTTGAGAAGTTGTATCTGAAAGAGGATGATGGGTATGGTGATTGGTTGAAATCTCAGGACGATTTAGATACCTCGTATGAAACAAGAAAAAATCAAAGTCGTTCAATTGTCATCAAGGATATTTGTGCATCCAATACTCCTCATTATTCTGATTTGAAAAAAGTATATACAACAGATTCAGTGATTGGTGTATCAGAAGAAGATTATTCTTGTCAGTATTCTAGTTTAGAGGAATTAAAAAAAATACGAAGTGCTTCCATGGTCCCTTTAACGAAACAAGAGTCCGAACACATGTTATCTAAACAAGAGGAAGAAGAAGACCGAATGGCTACGGAAAGGGCGTATCGTTTGCTTCAAGAAGAAAAATCAAATCAAAAACAGCAGCAGACCTTTTGGGGTAAATTATTATTGTTAAATCAATGATTGTTGGTGTAACCATTTTTGAAATCGCATGATATATTTTTTGCATCTTATTTTGTGCATCATTAATTTTGGATTGTAAGGTTGATTTAAGACGCTTGTTTTATACAAGAGAAAGAATTGTACAAAGGGTTTATTTTTGTATTGGGTTAATTGTTCTGATGCGAAAAGGGGTTTTTGTTTTGATTGATTGACTACATTGTGGAAAACAAACATTGCCTTTACAAATTCTTCTTTATTTTCAGGAATAGGTATAGAAGACAAATACGTCGTTGCATGGTTTGAGCAATCGGGACAGGGTAAATTCATGCACAATTCTTTAATATAATTCCATAATTCACGTTTGACAAGAAGATAATGAGCTGGATGAATTGTTTCTGCTAAACTATGTAAAAAAAACCAAGTGGATGGTCCCCATAACATGTAATAAACAAATATAATAAAGAGATGCTTTTGTTATAAAATAGATGAAAATTTTATTTTTTATATCCATGGCACATGCTATCAAATCCAACTGTTATAAATGTCTATGGCACAAAAATGTGTTTCCAGAGAAACGTTTTTGCATCTATTATCAGACATACATTACGTATGAATTTGACAATTGTACCTCGTATAAGATTAAAGAATTAGATTGGTAAACAACTTAAACTTACATGATGATAGATACTAATGCAAGTTATCAAACGAGACAATTCCACTCAGCCAGTCTTGTTTGATAAAATAACAGAGCGCATCCATAAATTAACACAAATGCAACCTTGTTTATGCATTGATACTCCAAAATTAGTGATTCAAATTATTCAACAATTGCATAATCATATTTCTACTTCTAAAATTGATGAATTGACGGCACAAGAGTGTGCGTCTCAATGCACAACTCACCCTGATTTTGGCATGTTGGCAGGTAGAATTGTGATTTCCAATTTACACAAAAATACATCGGACTCTCTAGTTGAAGTGGTTCGTCAGTTGCACGAGGCTGGTAGAATCAATGACCAGTATAAAGAATGTATAGACATGTATGGCGAATCTTATCAAGCCATGCTAGATAATTCACGTGACTATTTATTTGATTATTTTGGATATAAAACGTTGGAACGTGCCTATTTACTAAAAGTAAATGATGTTATTGTGGAACGACCCCAACATATGTGGATGCGTGTCTCGGTTGCCCTTCACGGAACCAATTTTGCCAAAGTAAAAGAAACGTACGATTTAATGTCCTTGTTTTATTATACGCATGCAACTCCAACCCTGTTTAATGCTGGAACAATTCATCCCCAATTGAGTTCGTGTTTTTTAGTGGCCATGCAAGAAGATTCCATTGAAGGTATTTATGATACGCTAAAGGATTGTGCATTAATCTCAAAATGGGCAGGCGGTATTGGTCTTCATGTTCATAATATTCGTGCGTCCAGTACCTCAATTCAAGGAACCAATGGAAAAAGTAATGGGCTTGTACCCATGCTTCGTGTCTTCAATGAAACCGCACGATTTGTAGATCAAGGCGGGGGGAAACGCAATGGGTCCATTGCCATTTATTTGTCTCCTGAACATCCTGACATTGAAGCATGGTTAGATTTAAAACGAAACACGGGGGATGAAAATGCCAAAGCTCGTGATTTGTTTTATGGACTATGGGTACCCGATTTGTTTATGGAACGTGTTGAAAAACAAGAAAAGTGGTCCTTGTTTTGTCCGCATCAATGCCCTGGGTTGAACCATGTGTATGGAAAAGAATATCGTGACTTGTATGAATTGTATGAATCGCAAGGCAAAGCACGTAAGGTCATTGAAGCACGTGATTTATGGTTTCAAATTTTAAATTCGCAAATGGAAACGGGAACTCCCTATCTCTTGTTCAAAGACGCCTGCAATGAAAAATCAAATCAAAAAAACGTGGGAGTGATTCAATCGTCCAATTTATGCACTGAAATCATTCAATACAGTAGTCCAGAAGAAACTGCTGTATGTAATCTTGCAAGTCTATCTTTACCTGCGTTTGTGAAAGACGGTGTGTTTGATTATGACAAGTTACATGAGGTTACCAAACTGGTAACTAGAAATTTAGATAGAATCATTGATATCAATGAATATCCAACCTCTAAGGCACTTCTAAGTAATATGCGTCATCGCCCGATTGGTTTAGGAGTACAAGGATTGGCGGACGTCTTTTTCAAGATGCGCTATCCTTTTGTTAGCGAAGAAGCCTCAATCATGAACCTAAACATTTTTGAAACGATGTATCATGCTTCCATGGAAACCAGTATGGAATTAGCCATGGAAAAAGGAGCTTATTCCACGTTTCAAGGTTCGCCTCTTTCAGAAGGTAAATTTCAATTTGATTTATGGAACGTGTCGGCAACACGATATGACTGGGCCGACTTGCGTCAAAAGGTAATGCAACATGGTGTAAGAAATTCTTTGTTGTTGGCTCCTATGCCAACCGCATCAACGTCTCAAATTTTGGGAAACATTGAATGTATTGAACCCATTACAAGCCATTTGTATACACGTCGAACATCGGCAGGTGAATTTATAGTCATTAACAGTTATTTGGTGCGTGAATTGATTGAATTAGGTAAATGGAATGAAACCATCAAACAAAATATTATAGCTCATCATGGAAGTATTCAACAACTTGACCTAACGGATGAAATGAAAGAGCGATATAAGATTGTTTGGGAAATGCCTATGAAAAAAATTATTGATATGGCGGTTGCTCGTGGAGCGTTTATTTGTCAATCGCAAAGTTTAAATTTATGGATAAAGGACCCTACGTATACCATTCTTACTTCAATGCATTTTTATGGATGGAAACAAGGATTAAAAACGGGTATTTATTATTTACGACGAAAAGCAAAACATGCTCCTACTCAATTTACCGTTCCGTGTGAATCGTGTAGTGCTTAATTCATTTAAAAAACAAATATTAAGTTTATCCGAATGACTATTGTATGGAAAAGCTTCCCTATTATATACAACATAAACAGGTTCCGAATTTATTGTTTCACGGGCCTTCAGGAAGCGGTAAAAAAACCATTTTACATGATTTTTTAACTCAATTGTATCCGGATGCAGAGACGTTACAACAACAAGTCATGTATGTAAATTGTGCTTACGGAAAGGGAATTAAATTTATTCGTGAAGAGGTTAAATATTTTTCCAAAATGAATACTCACAGTTTATTTAAATCCGTTGTTTTATTGAATGCTGAAAAATTAACACCGGATGCACAATTTGCGTTGCGTCGTTGCATTGAGCAATTTAATTATAACACTCGTTTTTTTATGGTGACCATTGATAAATATAAATTGATACGACCCATTTTATCTAGGTTCTCAGAGATTTATATAAGTAATACAATCAATTTACACGAACTTAAATTAAAGTGTTTTCCGTTTCAAACCTATGAAGCAACACAAAAGCAATCGTTTGATTCCATTATAACTACTTTAACCAAAGACAATATTCAACTTATTGCATTTACCTTGTATGAACACGGTCATTCGGCGCTAGATATAGAAACATGGGTCAAGGACCAGCCTGATACCTTGGAAAAGTTTCAATGGATATTGTATTTTCATAAAATTAGAAGTGAATGTCGTCACGAGGAAATGTTAATGTATTTTATGCTTCATTTTTACATGTATAAGGTATCCATTGATTTCTTCATGTAGTTTAAACATAACTTTATATACAAAGTATATGATTCATATTATCTTTCTTCGCAAAAATGATAAATGGCTTGTGATGTCGGATACGACTATATATGGTTCATGGAGTACTCTTTCTGAAGCAAAACTAGAAAAAAAAAGAATTGAACTACGTAATTTTTAGATAGATGATACTATAAAGAATATGTATGGAAACAACGTCCAAGTTGTGGATATTTATAAATTATTTATGATAAAACCAGAAGAGGAAAAAGATGTAAAAACCATATGTACTACTTTAGATATTAAAAATGGAACCAAACTTCTTTCGATTGATTTGTACATGAGAAATGTATCAATCTTAAAAGAGATTGAGATCAATAAATTTTACGAGTTTATGAAGCGTTTCAGCATTGAAAGGTATCCACTTACAGAAATACAAGATCCAGAATTAGTGGTAAAATAATAATATAAGGTTACATTATATGGATATTACGGATGAATCTATACGCCATTACGTAGAGTTATATTTGAATGAACAATTGATTAAAACGCATGAAAGTGAACATGTAAGTTCATTTCCTCACATTGGTACATGGGATGTTTCCAAAGTAACCAATATGAAAGGATTATTCAAAGATAAAACGACGTTTAACGAAGAATTAAACTGGGACGTTTCGAATGTAACAGACATGTCAGAGATGTTTTATGGATGCACCTCATTTACTAGAGAATTAATACGACAAATTGATGCGCATGATGATCGACATGAGTGGGATGTATCAAACGTGACCAACATGTCTGGCATGTTCTGTAAATGTAGAATTCTGCAGGGGTATGATATAGGTAGACTAAACTATTCATGGACACAATCAATAGAAAAATGGAACGTTTCTAAGGTAACAGACATGAGTTACATGTTTAGTGATTGTGTTGATGCAGTATATGATGATGAAAACTACTTTATATTTGTAGGGGACTGGGACGTAAAAAATGTAAAAAATATGAGTCATATGTTTTATAATTGTAAAGGGCTTATTTCTGCCACTTTGCAGGATTGGAATGTAATGAATGTAGAAGATATGAGTTATATGTTTTATAACTGTAAAAAATTTAATTCAGATATGAGTAAATGGAGATTAAAAAATATCAAAAATAATGATCACATGTTCGACGGGTGTACACTTCTTTATGAAACTCATCTACCAGATTTTTACAGTGATGCAATTGAAACACTTCTTTATGAAACTTATCTATCAGATTTTTACAGTGATGCAATTGAAACCATGAGGGCGGGTAAAAGAAAACGAACCAAACAAAAACCTAAACGTAAACGATCTAAACGTAAACGATCTAAACGTAGATAAATAACCTCAACTGATGGTTGAGAATAAATTTTATGTATTTATGCGGTTTAGTATTGAAAGGTATCCACTTACAGAAATACAAGATCCAGAATTAGTGGAATAATATATAGTTATAGTATGAATATTACGGATGACACTATACATCGTTACGTAGAGGTATATTTTGATGAACAATCGCTTAAAACACATGAAAGTGAACATGTAAGTTCACTTCCTCCCATTGGTACATGGACGTTTCCAAAGTAACCAACATGGAGGGTTATTTAAAAATAGAACGACGTTTAACGAAGAATTAAACTGGGACGTTTCTAATGTAACTAACATGTCAGAGATGTTTTATGGATGCACCTCATTTACTAAAGCCTTACAAAGAGATGGGCGTGAGTGGAATGTATCAAACGTGACCAACATGTCTGGCATGTTCCGTAACTGTAGAATTATGGAGGATATAGGTAGACAACCCTATTCATGGGCACAATCAATAAAAAAATGGAACGTTTCTAATGTAACAGACATGAGTTACATGTTTAGCGATTGTAGTTGTGATACCGATTGCTTACTAGATTTTAAGTGGAACGTATCTTAAAAAGAAACATTCATGAAAAATATAAGGACGTTAGATTTATAAATATTCACTTGGAATATAAGAATTACAAATTTGTCGATGTCCTATTTTAAATCTTCCAGAAAATATAAAATTATCTTTGAATGCATTACTATTTATGTAAGATACTATGTTAGTTAAGTTGCATTTTTTTTTTGGTTTAAGCATGATTAATCCACCACCAAAATAATTGACTTTGCCTAAAAACGATACATTTGGTTTTCGTGTTAAATTATAAATGTAAATACAATCTTTGCCAAGATTACTGTTTATTGTAGTTATATTTCTTGGTGCTCCCCATTCAAACCAATTATGTTCATTAAACTTTCGTATTCCTCTTTCTATAAGTTCTTTTTTGTGGTCTAATAAATGTGTATTAATTTTTTCATTCTCACAAGGAAAGTGTTCAATATAAATATATTTATCCATTTTATCTTCGCCATTTAATACTTCTATATTACCAAGTTCCTCATTTTTATAAACGTCTTCTTTTCCACTAACCAGACCAACACAAATGTCAAAATAGTCTTGAAACATGACATTATGAGGTTCTTCTTTTCCAAAAGTAATTAATCCGTTGCTGTTTGTAATATAGAGTAATTTTTCATTGTATAATACTTTTTTATCAATTAAACTATTTTTACAATATCTAAAAACAATCACATCAATAGATGCGTTCTCAAACATTTTTTCATTGTGAGGATGGAATATATGAGTAAATGTTCCATTTGTCATCATAACATTCAATAATTTTGATGCACTTGTTAATTTAAGAAAATCAGACGGAACAATAAATATTAACTCGCCATTATCGTCAAGTAAATTATAACATTTTTCAGTAAAATCAATATATAAGTTCCTTTTTTTAGTTCTAACATAAGGCGGATTTCCTACGATTGTTTTATATGTTTTTGTAATTGTTTGTTTCATAAAATCTCCATACATAACCTTATCTTTTTGTATTGGATCCAATAATTTAATAGTTGTATCAATTTCATACATATCAAATGTTATACTTGGTAGTTTATCTGTAATAAATGTAATTAAATCACCTTGTCCCATAGATGGTTCTAAAATATTAGATGGCGTATTTAAGATAAACTCAAATACCTTTTCTTTGAATTCATGATGTGTTGTAAAATATTGCCCTAAATTTTTTGTTTTTGTCGGAATGTCTGTGTTCATATCTAAATTTTTTTAAACTACATAAATCAATTTTATCTTTTTTAAATTGGTGTTTTAATGTCAAAATAAAACGTTTAGAATTTAGAGATAATTTCATGGATACAAAGTATGGATGATAACAATAGTTCCGTATTACAAACTTCTCAACAAGAATGGGCGATTCGTTTGACTCGTGTCATTCATCCGTTGTTGTATGAAGGAGTTCAATCTATGTTTAAAGAAGCCATGACCATTTGCAAACAGTCCCAAGAAGAAGATAAATATTTAATGACCTTTCAAAACATTTTATCTAGAATTCCAAAATGGAATGAAGACATTATTAAAACGGAAACCAATCGTATTATAGAAAACAGTGGATGTAGTTATTTAGAGGACTTATTAACCTGTGTGCACATTGCTCAATTAAAAATTTTATCCGCTATACGAACAGGTAAAGCACAAAAAAAGGTTGAGATTGATATTCCCAAATTGTCTCATTTTATTCATAAAGTGTACATTTCTCTTTCACGTGATTTATATACCAACGTTTATTTGTTTGAAAAAAATGTACCGCCATTAGTGTTCCAACAAAACCGAAATAAAATCAATGAATACATTAAGGATGCTATTTTAAATTCGGTACGTGATAGCATTCAGGTAGAAAATTTACTACGAGCCTATTTAGATGAAACCACTGATTTTATTAAAGAAGTACCCAAAGAAAAGGAAAAGGAAAAGAAAGGATTGACTTTCTCAGATAAAGACTCTGCTATCACGGTGGAAAAGGAAACCTATGTCATTGATGCCCCTAAAGATGTTGACACTCTTGAAAAAATAACACAGGAAAGACATCTTCAACGCAAAGCAGAAGCAGAAGCAGACGACGATACATTAAAGATTTCAGATGAAATTGTGTCCATTGATATTGAAGACCTTACCCCCAATGTACCTGAATTACCTGAAAAAGAACCGGAAATTAAACTTGACATTGAAATGTTGGAGTAAATTTTTACCTGACATATAGAATTCCACGAGGTGAAACGTAAATCTAAAAGAAAATTTTAAATATATGGGTAATATGTTATGATGATTTTGAAGATGAATTTATGAATAAAAATTTTGAACGTTGTTTTAATGAACACAATTGTAACGATAAATTTTTAAACCATGTAAACAAAAGTGTCTAAAAGAAATTTTGGAACATGCTACACTATTTTATGAACAAATAGATGCGGCAGAAGAGGCAAACAAAAACAATGGTGGAAACCGAACACAACATAAAAAGGAAAAACGAACCGTGATTGAAAACATTAATGTAAAAATTGAAAAACAAACACTTAGGATAGTTGTAAACATGATTTCTTATAAAAGGGAACTTCGACGATTTCCCTTACCCGATGTGATTCTTTCTAAAATCATTTCCTATTGCACTTGGAAGAAAAAAAGAACTCGTGTGTGGTACATTATTGCCTCTAAATTAAATCCAAATGCATTGGGACGAGCAAAACAAATCGATGAAGTCAATGAATTTCTATACACTGATGAACAAGATGATAGAGCTGCTTTATTTCGAACCCAAGAAAGTTTATATTATTTAGACCATATAAAAAAGAATAATGTATAATTTTAACTATTTTATACTTTAAGGCAATTAAACTAAGCGTAGAGTGTATGGTTAATTTCAGAATAAAATGTAAAATAATTTTAAATAAATAGTATATGGGTAATGACGTTCACGAAAACATTCACACTGAATCTATGTGGGTTTTCAAGAGAATTGCAAAAGATTAGCGGCATGTTCAACTTACTCAGAGATGCGTACAAAAGAGTGACGTAAATCACAACATAAAGACTTTAAATAAATAGTTATAGTATGTTTGACAGTATCCAGCCGCACCTAAAACAAATGTTTCACGTGGATACGTTAAAAAACGGGTCCAAGGTAAACATTTATGTAGAATGTTCTGGTAATAAATTAGGTATTCCTGTCATTTATTTACACGGAGGACCAGGCGACCGTGTTACACCTCGGCTTCGTCGGCTCTATAATCCCAACGCATATCATATTATTTTATTTGACCAACGTGGATGCGGTCAATCTAAACCTTTGAACCACACTGAAAAAAACACAACCAAACATTTGATTCAAGATATGGAAATGATTCGTCATCATTTAAAGATTGACAAATGGGTTGTTTCCGGCGGTAGTTGGGGGTCTTCACTAGCGTTATTGTATGCCCAAGCGTACCCCAACAACGTACTTGCTTTGTTGTTAAGAGGCGTCTACGACTTATCCCAAGAAGACGTATTGGATGAAATGTATCCCGAACATAAAGATGAACTCTATCATTTGTTGCATGTGAATAAGAAAAAACAATTACAATCACGTATAAACACCACGTTATCTCATAAAACAAAAACACGTCGAAAACTTATTCACTTGTTATCCGATGAATCGCCCATGTACGTATTTACGCCTTCCAAAAAAGCAAGCTATAAAGAAAATGAAACTCTTACCATTATAGGAAATCATTATGATTCACATCATTATTTTGTTCCTAAACAAACCATTTACGACAATATGCATAAAATAAGTCATATACCTACCATTATGTTGGAAGGACGTTACGATATGATAACTCCTATGAAAATTGCTTATACATTATCCAAGTTATTTGATGATTGTGACTTGACGATTGTTCGTGCAGGCCATACCATTTTAGAAGATAGCATGACCAAAGCCTACATAAAAAAGACGAATCAATTAATACATAGGTTGAGATAAAGACCGTATTTTATTCATAATGTACGTGCGGTCTTCTTCATTTTTTTTAATTTTTTGTTGAGGAGTTAATTTTTCTTTTTTTTTCATGTACAAGATGCTTACTAAAATGCAAACAAACAGAATAAATAATCCAATGTTTAAAAGTTTAGTATAATAATTCATCTTGTATTCTTTGCATTGTTGAAAAGAATCCAACAAGTATTGTCGTATTCCTGGTTCAGTTAAATGATCCATGTTTATTCTTTATAAAAAATATATACATCTTAAACTATGATTAGTGCTTCCATGGGAACTTTTTTTTGGTTATCAAGTATTTATATGTATTTAAAATATAATTTTAAATGGCCTGACTTCTATCATATCTTTTTTTTCTTGATTATTATTATTTTCATGTATGTTATCAATATTACAATTATACAATCAAAATGTAACTCATCCATGTCGGTAGTTACAGCTACGTTTGTACCTTGGGTTTTAATTTTTGGAAGCACCTTAGCAGCCTTGTCTTTTTTTCCTGAATGGAAACGCCCTTTTTCAAATACATTTGGGTATTTATTTGCTAGACTTGCTGGAAGTACAACCATGTTTTTAGATTTATTGAAACAAGACCAAAAAATTTCTTACATTTACGAAGATCCCTCCTTGCTGTTAAATCAATTTACAACAGCCAACTTTGATACCATGTTTGATACGATGAAAGAAGTTTTTATAGAAGATTTGACCAAAAAAGAATTATTCAAAAATGTGATTGTTTTAAAAGAAATTATCTCAGAATGGATTTGGATACTCTTAGCTGGAAGTATTGCTATTAGTAGTTCTTACACGAGTTTAATGAACACCCAATGTTCAAAGTCACCCGAGGATTACGTACTACAACACAACATTGCAATGGCAGAGACCGAAGACATTCCTGAACCAACTTTATACACCGTGACAAGTTAAATGTAAATAGAAAGAGTATAGGCCAAAATAGCCAATAAAAAAACAACAAACCATAAAGGAGTTACCGTTTTATTACGATAACCAATCCCAAAGGTTCTTAACGTTCCATTCGGTTTATAGATAAGGACTGGTTTTATCCAATGAACCGTTCCAAATAATCCTAAAAATAATAAAATAGCCATTGTAATTTGATTCATATTACCTATGTTGATTTTTTTTTTACTCGTCATCGTCATTTTCATTTCCATCTGTGCCAAAATCCGGTTCATCTATATTTAAATCAGGTTCTACATCTGGTAAATCAATGTCTCTTGTATGAAACTCGTTGCCTTCATAACGTTCATCAACATAGGTTCGAATTCGTCCAAGCTGGGCTTTTTTAGTCAAGTTGTAGTTTTCTAACAATACCGTTGTATCTTTGGTTTGAGCATCCATGGCATTGAAAGTGACTCGTCTTTCATCTGCTTCTGATGCACGGTCTTTCAATGTTTCACGTTGAATGGACTCATACGATAAGGAAATTCCATTGTATTCTTTTAAAAAAGACTTAATGTAATATGAGATGAGATTTTGTGTTCTGTTGCTATCATCTGTACCGTATTCTACATATTTGTTAAAGATAAAAAAGATATAATATTCATATTCTATACGATTTACGCACGGTAATTTTAACGCTTCCATGATAGCAAGAATTTCAGGGTCGGCTAATACTTTATCTAGACCAAGATTGGTAGGTTCAAATTTACGAAGTTCTACCAAAATTTGTTTATCCATCAACTCTTTTAATTTCTGTTTGTGAGAAGTTGACAGAAAGGGGAGAGACAATGGAATTTGTTGAAACGAAATGGTGTTTAATAAAAAGGAAGGGTAAGCTTGACCAATGTTTTGTATAAAAGAACGAAGATTAAACAACGGAATGTTCGGTGGAATAAATTGAACATTTAACCATGTTCTAAACGTTCCTTTTAATGTTGGAAGAAGAACTTCAAATTTGATTGTGGGGGAAATTTTTAAGACTGGGATAACAACTTTTCCAATGACACTAACATAAGCGTCCATGGTAGAAGGTATATCCATTTGGAATAAAAAGGGTTTTGATTTGTTGTATTGTTTAAAGGCACGTTTGTATAGAGGTATTTTTAGATTAAAGTTTCCTTTCCAACTGGTCACTTTTGTATTCTCCATAGGCTCAACGTGTTTGATGCGTTCTTGTAAATCGTACATGATACGAAAGCTCGGTGTGTTTTTTACTTCCAACGGTGGTAAAAAGGTATTCCATACCGTAGATTTGATGGATTCAACCGTTGATTTTGATTTTATCATTTGAACTCCGTATTTACTTGATACGCTTTTTATATCTTGCATGATTTTGGTATAGGAAATGTCCTCTTTTATTTTATAGCGTGCAAGAATGGCATCATACCTTGATACATGATCCAACACTTTACGAATTTTATCTTCAATTGCCGTATCATATCGCATAGATGCAATTTTAATTACAAAGGCAATACTTTTACACACGACTTCTGGTTCAGTCACAAGTTCATGAATCATATAATTAAAGTACTTGGTTACATTTACTTTAATCAACGCAGATGTTTCATTTAATAATTCTACAATCAGTTGTGTATTGGGGTGAACATCTCTTGGTAAATCTAAAAAATATTCATTTATTTCGGCACTACGAACCGCATCATCAAACCCATCCGACGCATGTAACGGTGCAATGAAAAATCCACCCACCAACGTAACTAAACTGTCGCCTTGTACTTGAATATCACCTTGATTTTGTAACACAATCAAGGTTTCCTGATACGTATTAGACTCGTAGGCATCAATCAAGGTATCAAACATACATGGAATTAATTTTAAATTGGATTCTTCACAGTAATACCATAACGGGTCTTCTTCCAGAGATGCACAACGTGTATATTGTTGTATGAATTGTTTCAACTCTTTGAATCGTTCTTGTTCTGGTTTTTGTAAAATAAAGGGAAGCATGAAGAAATAAGGTGATGTATTCACGTGTATTAATGCCGCATTCGGAACTCTCTTTTGACTGTGTATATCTTTGAACGTTGTATCTAATTCACGGTGTAACGTATCGTATTTGTGTTGCAGATATTTGTTTCGTTCTAATTGATTGGAATAATGATTTATTTTTATATCTTGTATCATGGAATAAATCGTATTCTGTTTTAATCGAAATTTAAGGTCTGGACAATTCGGGTCGCAATCCGGTTCATCCGTTGTACAAGGATAGGGTCCTTGACATGTTTCATCCAGTCGCCATTCGTCATGAACACGCTTATAATATTGTTTTCCTACTTTGGCGTATTCGCCGTCGACAACTCGTTTTTTTTGTTTTAAAAAGAACGGTGCGTATAAACTTGCCACTGAAGGAATCATTCTTTTAACTTTAATTAAATAACGCATCATCTCTTCAAGTGTAGTGTAAGCATCCATGTCATCGTAATTGGTTGTATCAAACTCAATGTCGTAAAAAACAATTCCTTTATCTTCTTTTAGAGCTTTGATGGACGCATATACTTTAACCACGGGCGGTGATACGGACTGTGTTTCAATGACTTTATCCACACTGCGTGCTTCATCCAATTGAAAACTCATGGCTTCTTGCATTGCATGTAAACAAGCATCTTTCATGCTACTATATTCAGGAAGTGGAATGCGTGTATACTTGTTATACGTTATTCGATGATATTGACTTATGGATTGAGCGACCTTATCTTTAATCATACGCAACTCCTTTTTTGATAAGGTATTTATTTGAATATCGTAGGGTCCTAAATACTGTAAATAAGAATAAATAGAGTAATGGGTGCCTAACGTAATCTTGACAGGGACGGTAGATACGGTTGTTCCATTGGTATGTGTCATATAGGGGACAATGGATTGATACGAAAGTTTGTGAAACAACGGAAGTTGGGACGATTTATATTGATAATACTCTGGAGGAAAAATAAGATAATTTACGGGATGAATCAATTCAGGTTGAGTTTGTAAAAAAGGTTCATTTATCATTTGAGGTATATTGGTGCGTTTCACGATTTTAAACGCATCTTTTTTGTTTGCACTACGAATACAAACTTTTCCCGATGAAATAAACGCTAGTGTTGATTCGGGCTTTCCTGTACCATTATAAAAAGGTTGAAACTCTTGTAAGAGTTGTTTATAAGCATATAAATAAGAAATAGAATTGTTCTCTTGCAACTTTTTTAATATATTGACCCATTCTATTGTATCTATTTCATCATCCACTAGTTTTCGAATAACTGAAATGATGGGAAACACCCACGGATACGTTTTAGAATGATTCCATTTTGGTTCTAAATTTGGCGTTGAATGAATTCTGCGCAAGTCTTTAAAGCGTTGTATGAGTTGATTGACTTCTCTCTTTTTTTTGGCAGATTGATTGGTCAGTAAATGTTCCATCAAATCATTGGTCTGTCGTTCCAATGTAAATCTAAATTGTGATTCTGCTACAAACACGTCAATGTCTTCATATTCAATTTGTAATTCATCTAATACAATTGAAATAATAGAATCAGGAGGTCCTTTGTATTCAAAATCAATATAAATGATGGTTCCATCGGATAATAACACTTCAATCATATCGTTTTCTAAAGATTGAATGATACCATACACATCGGGTTGGAAAATAAAATCAATCCGAATTTTCTTTGTTGGCAAAAACCCCCTTGTTTCGGCAAATCCGGGTATGGTGGCGGAATGAACAACAACTACATCAATATCGTCTAATTTACCATCTTTGATAGGAATGACAAATTCTTCTTTAGGATTACGAACTTTTATAAAGGAAGGGGTGATTTCAACCACTAAGAAAAAACCGTTCCATTTTGTTGAAGTAAAATGAAGAACATCTTGGGGTTTTACTTCCATTGTATTAACGTTAGAAATTTAAAATAAAAATTGTCGTTGATGCGAAACTTGTCTGTATAAAATATTGATTCGATTGAAGGAACTGAATAAAATTAAAACAAGACATATTATCCATACCGGTTGGCATTGTATTTTTAAAATCGAACAGATTAGAATTATCACAATCCCAAGTAAAAAAACCGTATTTACAATAAACAGTAGCGTTTCCAAAATGTATTTTAATTTTATACCTGTGTCAAAATCATGATGTAAAAACTGAAAAAAAATGGTGCTTCTAGTTCCGGTTGGTTCAAAATAATATTCACTAAAATTCATGGTATGAAACGAACAAAGTAGAGTGCGTATTAAATAATCCGGCAACAAGCATACGACGGGAATGGACGACCAACATTTAAAACTATAAAAGGGTTTGATGACAATGTCTTCACGACCAACCCATGTTTTTTCTTTCCACAAGGTATTGATTGAATCAATTAAACTTTTGTGTTGGGTACTTTCAATGTACATTCCACGCCTTGCAAATCGTAATCCTATTTCAATGATTTTAGTATCTCTATATTGAACATTCAATGGACCCGTATATCCTTGTAAATGTTTATGCACCCAATCCACAATTTCTATCGGCGGTTTTGATTCGCTTGCAATATATTTCCAAACATCGGCAAATCCATACTGTTTATCCGAATAGATGTACGTTAAGTGATAGACAATTTTACCATTTAACATAACAAAATCAGTCATTCCTTCGGTCGCATTAATAAATTCTGACCAAATCATTTCATTTTTATTGAAGTGAGGCAACAATTCTTGTTTGGAGTTGATTTTATAACAGTTTTTACTAGAAGACGTTTTATGACCATATCTTGGTTTAATAAAAATAGGATAGGTTACCTCTTTTTGTTTTAATTCACTTAATTTTCCGCCTTCAAGATGTTGTGATTGTAGGATAAATAGTTTATCGTAAAGAGTTCTATAGTTTGGATTCAACTTGTAGGCTTTTGCGTCTGAAGACGGCATGCGATAATTTAATTTGTAGAGAACATAATCATACGGGTTTCGTATTCCAAATATCTTAGAATGTATTTTATCATAATCTTTAATGTTCATATACAAAGTAAATATAAAAAAATTGAAATCTAAAAAGAGTACGAAATGGATATAACATGTCAGGAAAACGTGAAGTTGACCGAAGAGAAATCATTCGAAAAAAAACAACGGAAGTAAATATATTTAAACAGTCAAAATTGACGGAGCGAGAAAAATACCTGAAAGAGCAAAAACGAAAAGAAAAAAAAGAAGTCAAAAAAGCCATGGAAGAAGGTCAATGGATTACCATTCAACATAAACAGACAACGGTTGAAGAACCAGTTGAAATAGTAATAACTAAAATATCAAGATTTGATTGGTCAGAAGATTAACTCCAATGAAGTTTATATTCATTTCCAACTTTACTCCATGTAGCGATAACAGATGGATTTACGGTTTTTTTTTCAACCTCTTCTGTATTGTAAACACATTTATCATGATCCATGTAGTATAAAATTCCGTTAATTTCTTCAACCCATATTTCTTTTTGTGTCGGTTTTACTTCACCTGATACAATTAAACCATGCGGAATTCCTTTACTATGAGTTCCACAACATGTATGACCATCTTTTCGGCGTCTTGAACATTGATTGTTTTTTGCACTTTTGGCAATACATCGTTCATCCATAGGAATGGTATTTTTAAGACGGTTTCTTTTGACAAAATCATTCGGGAGTAGTCCAGTAGGTTCATAGGTTTCAATGTTGCGAATGACTTCTTCTAACGGAACATCTTGTTTGAGTTGCTCCAACACGTGAGTTTTGAATGTTCGCAGCTGGTCGTTTGATTTCTGAATGACACGTTTTTCCATGGTATACTTTTGTTAAGGGATACAAATATCAATTTTATATTAAATAAAAGACATTAAGAGACTTATGGACCTTACTTTTATGAAAGATAAGATTGAAAAAATGCAAAAGAATTATCATATTGAATTGGCACGCATGTTAATCAAGGAACATGCCATTACTTACAATGAAAACAATAATGGAATTTTTATCAATATGAGCCATTTATCTTCTGAAATTCATGAAAAAATAGGCAATTTTATTGACTACGTTGAATTACAGGAAAAACAGCTGGCGATTGATGAAAAGGAGAAACATGAATTGAAAGATGCGTTTTTTACAACTTAAGGAAAATAATATTTGATTAATTTATGGACACTAATAACGACACTGAGAATGTAAAACAAAGTTTAGAACAACGTTTAGCAGCACTTGAAGCAAAAATTGCACTTAATGCAACACCTGCTGCATCTACATCTTTATTTTCTTCAATGCCAACAATACCAAATTTTTTTCCAACAACACCAACACCAACACCACCTGCAACAACACCAACAGGTGGTAGAAGAAATAAACGAAGTAAAAAGAAACGGTCTAGGTCGAAACGGTCTAGGCGTCGATGAAATCCGATAAATCTTTCATAAACAATACGTTTTTATTGAGCAAAGAGGCAAGGGATACCAAATATTATTGGTATGGTTCCAAAGTTTGCAGAAAATGCAAACAATGCATACACCATTAAACAAAAAAAACGGGGTAAAACCCACTTTTTTATATATAAAGTTTATCAATACTCACTTTTTTACAAACTTTTATAATGTTAAGTCATGGGTAATTTGTTTGCTAAAAACGTTAGTAGTTTATTAAAAACTACAGAATATAGAAATTATTCAAAATTTGATAAGTTTAAAATCTTTATGAATAACAACATATTTGATCGAGATAACAGCGACTTTTGGGAAAAACAATTAAACACATGTGAAGATGAGTTGTTGAATAATTATAAAACAAATTTTGAACGAACAAAAAGATTAAATAATTCAATAACTTTAAAAAATGAATTTAATAACTGCATTAAAATAAAAAAAGAATTACATAAAAAACAATTAAATAACTTACAAAACATAGGAGGTAAACACAGAACACGCAGAACACGCAGAACACGCAGAACACGCAGAACACGTTATACTTTATAAATTTTGCGGTCAAACCATAACTTGTAATAATATATTGGGGATATCTTAAACTGTTCAGACGAACCTAAGAGTGGTCGTTGGAGGAAGTTTTTTTCAGATGAACAATTTGATTCTATTGGTTCATTTGAATACTTTATTGGTTTATTATGCGGTTTTATTATAGTGTTTGAATACTTTGACCCATTTTAAAAAATGCATTTTATTTTTCATAAATTCAATTTTAAAATAAACTATATATTAACCTATAAATATTATATTTAATCTTTATATAATGATTTTATTGGGATTTTTATTTATAATAATTGGTATTATTTTATGGCATTTACAGGATATTCATAAAAAAACTTACTTTATTAATAATTACATTATCTTATCTATTTTATCTATTTTATTTGGTATTTATTTATTTTTACAAAATATTGAAGATATATTTAAAAAAATCAAAGGGTATGATTATAATTGGATTACAAATATAACCTATGTAGGATTTATAGAATATATTGCAATAATATTATTAATATACTTAGGGACAGTTTTTTATGTAATTGCATCTTATTATCATTTAAAAATTAAAAATTGGACATTATTGAAATCTCTTATTATTGCTATTCCAATTGTTATATGTGAATATCAATTTAGTTTAAGAGGAAACTATCTTGCAAATAATGTATTACAATTAAATTCTATTCAAATTGTTTTGATCACAATGGTTTTTTATTTTATAAATGCATGGTTATTGAATCTATTTATTTTAAAACATAATGTTGTTTGGTGGAGAGAAATTATAGCATTTACTCTTATTTTTATGGCTTTTTTAATTACAACTTCTTATAAATAATTCTTGAAAATTTTGGATTTTAAAAAATTATTAAGAATTATTTAAAATAAATTTCTCTGAAAATTTTTTGAAATCTTTTTTAAAAAAGTTCCCCTCGAATTTATACTTTTCTGTTAGCCGTCACCTGGTAGTTTTATGGTGCGAGTAAAGTATAAAACTACCAGGTAAATCGTTATTGTAATAGATAATGCTAGTAGTTTTATACTATTATTTAGTAGAAATATATAATAATATTACTATTCCAACACATTAAAATTGAAACAAACTATTTTATTTACAACAAAAATGAACGAATATATCGATTCTATTCTGTTGCTGGTTGTTTCTATCGGACTGATTGCTCTAGCTGACATATTGAACAAATTGGAGAAAAGTCAACAAAAAACAATTGGCGTTCTTAAAGAAATTTTGGATAAAATTCTGAGAGATAAAAATAACAAAAATGAAGATGACGAAGATGACGAAGAAGATGACGAAGATGAAGATGACGATGATGAAGATGATGACGAAGATGAAGATGATGAAGATGACAAAAATGATGATGATGACGAAGATGAAGATGATGACGATGATGATGATGAAGATGATGATGATGATTACGAAGATGATGATGATTACGAAGATGACGATGAAGATCCGTTACATTAGCCGATGAGATTGTACCGTGTGCTTTGCTTCCATTGGCCAGTTAATTAAACAAAATGATAAAATAAGTTTTAATTTGATTTCAAATTATAGGTTTTCTTACATTTTTATGTTTTTCTTCGTATTTTTGTAAATATTTGATTTTTTCTTGAAATGATAATTGAAACAAAATTGTTATAGATGTTAACAACGAACCTGAACTTACTTCTTTTACTCTCATATGCATAAAACCATATAAACCATCCAATGGAAATGGTATTAATTGTATAACATTTCTACTAATATAAGAAACTATACCAGTTAAAATGATTTGACATAACAATTCTAACAATAATTTGTATTTACTTTTACTTTCATAATCATTTCCAAATAAACGAATGTTTATATTGTCTAATGAGTATGCTAACAATATCGCAAATGTAAAATATAAGACGGATATATAACAAATATCTATAATTTTTATGAACCGAAGTAGAAAATCTTTCAAATTTTTATTCATACTATAGTTCTTTATAAGTCTTGAATTAAATAAATTTAACCTAAATATATTTTTTTGTATAGACTATGTACTCAACATATCGTGGCGATAAAATTTATTTTTTAAACCACGTAAAATGCTGATAAAAAGTAAATTTAAAAGAAACTGATTAAGTAAATGATTTAACTGATGAAATTAAATATTTTATTGAAGGAAAAAAGAAAACAAAAGCGAATAAACGTGAAAATCCCGATAAAAAGAATATGTTGAAGGTTTATTTAAGAATTATTTTTAACAAAACGAAAACACAATTTCAAAACTATTTTCAAGTACCTAACTTTATAACAATCAACCTAAAGATATTTTCACTCATTAATTAATGATATTTACATATAGTGATGAAACTATATCCTTTTTAAAAAATCCAACTAAAACAGCATGTAAAGCTTACATGAAAGATGCTCCGTACTGGACCATTTTTCATCATATTTGTTACCATAATCATCCAGAACCAACCTATATCATTCACAATAACCTTCCGATTGAAGCCGTTGATGCCAAAGAGTGGTATAAAGAGTATGTACATGTACTACCAAATAAGAAGACTTTGTATTCAATGTCTCATTATTCCTTAGCTGAAGTCAAAGACTTGGCCACACGTCTCAACGTACCTACCGAAGGTACTAAAAAAGATATATACGAACGTATTCAAAATGAATTTAAACAAATGGATGCTCTATTGATGGATGAATTGTAATGTATGTAATTTCTCATGTAGCAAACGTGGTGATTGGAATCGTCATTTAAAAACACAAAAACATTTACGTAGTCACGATACTTTACGTGCCATGGTGTTGGACCAACAAGAACAAATTAAGAGACAACAAGAACAAATTAACCAATTATTTACCCCCATTCACATTACCATTTTTTTAGAACAGTACAAAGATGCCATGAATTGGGAAGATTTTATCATGACGCTGGAAATTTTTTCACCGAATATTATTCCTTTAATTGTTAAAAAATTACACGAAATTGGTAAATACCGTAGACCGATTCATTGTATTCAACAACAATTGTGCATCAAACAACAAGATAAATGGGAACTCAATCCACAAAAGAATCATTCCTTGTTGAACGATACTGCTTATGAATTGAAAAAAAAACATTTGTTGCAGTGGGAACAAAAACATCCAGAGTGGTATCAAAATGAAGTAGAAACCAATGAATATACGTCGTATTGTGAAACGGAAAATATTCAATTGATTACCAACATGGTCGAGATTTAGTACGATTTGATAAAGTATTAACTAGTTCGCTTTTTTGTTTTCGAACTACGTTTTGTCCAAAGACTCTCACTTAATCAGATATTGAAACGATATGAACCGAATAAAATATATTCATTGTATATGCCATCCAGTTTAGAAAAGTGGAAGATTTCCTTGTTTTCTCTTGTTATTTTTGTGATTGTAGTCAATCCAATTACTTATTCTTTTACAAATCGTATGTTGAAGCCTCTGGTTGGTCCTCTTGTTCTAAATGGATGTCCAACAGCTCTTGGTATTTTTATACATTCCCTAGTCTACTTTCTTTTAGTACGTTTTTCAATGAATTTAAATTTAAACTTTAAATAACATTTAAATACAGAATGTATAATAAACTATGTCGGAAGTAGTACAATCCTATTCTAATTCAATTTCTCATGGTAATCTAAATTCTATTAAACGTTTAACCCAAACACAGAATTTACATTTAAATAGTTGTTTTAGAAAATTGCCTTCCTCTTCCACTGATTTTAGTTATACGCTACCCATAGAAATAAAGCATGTCTCTTCCATGAGACTTGCCTCAATTGAGTTTCCCAACACACACTTATTGTTCTCCAGCAAACAACAAAATAACACGTTTAAAATTAAGATTGGTGATGAAATTACCATTGTCACAATAGCTGACGGAAATTACAATTCTGACACGCTGATACCTTATTTTAATACACTTTTAGAAAGTTTATCGGTAACATGTGCCGTTACAAATAATTTAAATATTACTTTTACCTCAGATGTAACTTTTTCTTTAATTTTTGATAACAATTGTGGGTGGGTATTAGGATTTCGTCAACTGTTGTATGAAAACAGTACTACTTATACTTCAGAAAGTTTATTTGATGCCATTGGAGATAAGTATGTTTATTTAAGTGTTGAAGATTATCAGTACAATACCAATGTCACAAACATTATAGGATTAGACAAATCATTTATAGATAAATCCATCTTGGCAAAAGTACCGATTATCGATGAAAAATTTTCATTTATTCTGTATGAATCAAGTCCATTGTCTAAAACAAGAGCGTACAATGGCCCTATTACGTTAAAAAAAATACATGTTAAATTACTTGATAAATTTGGATACGTGATTGATTTAAATTCTATGGATTTTAGTTTTACTCTAGAATTAGAATTGATTTACGAAAACTTTTAAATTGATATAGTATGAGCGCAACGTTTGAAGAGATTGAATTAACCATGTTAAGAAGTGTAGTAAAAGAGTCAGAACAACTTAAAGGAGAAAAAATAATGAATTCTCCTGAAACAAAGAAAATGATTTTTTTAGTTGAAGAATTCATTTCCAAACATAAATGCATTGTCTATGGTGGAACGGCCATCAATAATATTTTACCTAAAGAGGACCAATTTTATAACTATGACTTTGAATTACCCGATTATGATTTTTTTTCTCCAAATGCCTTTAAATTAGCCACAATATTAGCCAATTTATACGTGAAACATGGCTTCAAAGACGTAGAAGCAAAATCCGGAATACATAAAGGAACTTATAAGGTGTTTGTAAATTTTATTGGTATTGCCGATATTACTTATATCCATCCAGATTTATACCAGTCCCTCAAAAAAGCTTCCATTTTAAAACATTCCATTTTATACGCACCTGTTAATTTTTTAAGACAATCCATGTTCTTAGAAATGTCAAGTCCTATGGGGGATGTATCTAGATGGGAAAAAATATTTACCCGTCTAAAATTATTAAATAAACACTATCCTTTGACATCTAACTCATGCGAACGACAAGATACTCCTTCACGTGACATTAAATTGTTTCAACTGACCAAAAAAACGTTGATGAAAGAAGGAGTTGTATTTATTGGAGCCTATGCCAATTCCATGTATTTGTCTGTTGCCAACAAAACGCATATAAAAAACGTCCACGACTTTGATGTGTTATCTATAACTCCTCAAGCCACTGTAAAAAACTTGGTGGAAGTCTTATCTCATGCAGGATATGCAGTTACTACAAAAGAATATAAACCGATTAACGATATGATTTTAAAACATTACTCTGTTTCTGTCAATAATGAACCGATTGCCTTTGTGTATGAACCGATTGCATGCCATAGTTACCATGTCATTAAAGAAAGTAATCATGACTTAAAAATCGGCACCATTTATACGTTACTCTGTTATTATTTAGCATTTATGTATGCAAATCGTGACTATTTCGATGAAAATAGATTGTTGTGTTTATCAAGCGTATTGTTTAACGTACATCACAAAAATCGTTTATCGAAAGGAATTTTGAAATCATTTGTATTGGACTGTTATGGAAATCAAAAGAATTTAATTGACATCATGAAAGAAAAATCTCGAATGTATGCAAAATTGTCGCACAATTCAACCGAGTATAAAGAACGTTTCTTTCGATATGTACCTAAAAAGAATTTAAATGCAACTTATAGTGTATTGTAATGAGTGTCATTATTGTCGACACCAATGGTGAATTAAAAATGGATACCATTCAACATAGCGGATATAAAAGTTATGGCAATCTTCAGCATGTTTGGAAAACCTTAAAACATGATATACAATTATATGGTAAAAAACGTGGAAAGATTGAAAATAAATACGAGTTTCCGTCACCTATTGATGTGCAATTTTACGGAAACTGTTTATTGGTAAATCCTTCAGGTAATTTAACAATTGAAATGTGGAATGAAATGTACGAGTCCATTCAAGTTACAACGGTTGAACATGAATCCGAAGACTACAATTCAAAAGATACGTTTGAAACAGATGAGTTGGAAGAAGAGCCTTACAAAATTGATTTAAATAGTATATCTTAAACGTATATAAATGCAAACCATCTTACATCCAGAAAAATTGCGAGCAAGGTTTAGTACCGCCATTGATGTCATTATTTCAAATCCTACGTTGAGTGAAAATATTGAAATTGGAGTGTATAACTACAGTATTCAAATGGCAAAAGAAAAAAAAATCGTAAAACAATGGTCCAATCCTTTGTTTTGTGAAATTTATTTAGCTAAAATGAAATCTATTTTATATAACCTTACTCCTGAACTCATCGATATGGAAAATGCACATTTAATTGCTTTTAAACCCGTCTATGAACTAAATCTAAAAAAATGGAAAAAAATCAAAGAGAGTCAGGAAAAACAAGAAGAACACATGTTTTCCAATACAATCGCTTCCAACACGACTGATTTTACTTGTTTTAAGTGTAAAGGCAATAAATGTATGTATTATCAGTTACAGACACGTTCCGCCGATGAACCCATGACAACATTTGTCACTTGCGTTAATTGCGAGAATCGGTGGAAATGTTAATACAATCCTCAATAAAAAAAAATAATTCTAACGGATGCTCATGAATGATGTTAAAAATAGAAATATATTTGCATATAATTTTAATATATTTGTATTTAAGCTTATCAGACAAAGACGACACTTTAATATATTCATAACAAGCATCTAACGTGTCCATGACCGAGTATCCGTCATGATACAACGATAAAATACACTGTGCTCCTTTTTTATTTCCGGATTGCAAGTGCTGAAAAAAAGAATCAAATAAAGCAAATGGTATATCGGTATGTGTGGATTGAATATGTTGTATCGTAATAGGGATATTCAATATTTTATATTTTTCTAAATAATTGAGCAATGTTCTTACAGAAGGGCGTGTTAAGGATATGAGATATTGTTTGGCCTCTTCTTCAATCTGAATCTTTTCGTTGTCACATATCCTTGTCATAAATGTGTATAAATAAGCATTGCTCACGGGATTTAAATGTATTATCATACAAGACGAATACATGCTTTCAATAATTTTTTGAGGATTGGTTCCAGTTAAAATAAATTGTATCAATGGAAAGGTTTCAATATAATTTAAAAAAATTTGTTGAGTTTGCTCATTCATTTCATCTAATCCATCCACAATAATTTTTTTACTCGGCGTGGTAGATTGACAAAACGATTTCACTTCATTACGGTAATAATGAATACCTTGTTCTTTTAATACATTGATATAGAGAACTTTATCAGGTTCAACCGATTGAACTAACAAAGAAGATAAGGTTGTTTTACCCGAACGTTCAGGTCCTAACAACAATAGGTTGGTATTGTAGGCAAAAGATGATTTTGTATCAAATTCAAATTCATCTAAACTAGTTGGCATATATTTGTAAATAAAAGGCATCATTTCTGTATGTTACAAAGTAGGGTTTAAGTATAGAATGGATTATTATCAATGGTCATTCCACAGTATTCAGATGGTTTATTAGCATAATTAATAGGTTGATAAATATCAATCTTATCAGCTTGTTCTAACATAAATTTAAAATTATCCCAAAATTCCTTGTTGTGACCAATTGTATTTGACATCAAATGAGATAACTCGTGTAAAGATACAAACATTAGTGTATTGATATCAATCAACTTCATATCGTTCTTATATTTTCTTAGACAAAAGGCAAGTTTGTTCCCTTTATCTTCACTATAAGCGGTATATTCACTTGTAGGCAACGTTTCTACAATACGATTAGGGTTAAAATTTTTTACAAGTAATTGGATACGTTTTTCATTTGGAAATGTTTCTTTCAGGTAAGACACTATACGTTTCATACGATGGACCGCTTCCGCTAAAAGCTCCACACTTTCTTGAATACGGTCCGAGTCTCTGACACAATATTTATTACCGTCTTTATGAGAAATGATACATTTTAAATTAAACGTATCAGAATTCAAATAAAAAATAGCAAATATTACAAAAATACATCCTACTAAGAAATACTTCATATATTAAAGCTTAGACTAAAGCTAAACTTTTACTCCATCAGGTTTAGTAAAACGGGTTGAAAACATACTATGTCCGGGTTCAACGCCACCTAATTGATTCATAAAAACAAGTTTAAATCTTCCTATACCATTTGAAAATCTACGTGTTTTTCTATTAATCCAATTATTTGCACCAATTCGTGTTCCAATCCCTTGTTTTTTTGTTCCACCGCCTGTAGGAATATTCACATTACTTCGGTATAAAGTAGAACATGCTCGTCCAGCTCCCATCATCCTAGATTTTCCCATAACATAGTAAAAGAATATAAATATTGATTATGTCATTCAATATGGATAAACAACAATTAAAAAATTTAATTCGTGAATGGATGCAACTAGACGAAGAATCTACCATTATAAAAAAAAAAATAAAACAAATCAATCAATCAAAAAAAGAAATTTCTTCTAAATTGTTAGCCATTATGAAATCTCAAGATATTGATGAATTTGATCTAAATCAAGAAGGTAAATTGATACGAAAAGAAAAAAAAACAAAAGCATCTTTAAACAAGAAACAATTGAATGATTCACTTTTTAAATATTATAACAATGAAGTGGATGCAAAAAAAGCAACCGATTTTATCTTGAGTACACGGTTAGAAAAAATTAGCGAAACCTTATGTAAAAAAGTATAAAACTATACTAATGGACTTTATCAATCGTCTTGCTTTAACAATCTTATATTGTATCATAACCATCGTCATGATTACAAGCATCATGACTTTTTTTTTAGTCAATCCAAGGTCTTATAATCGATATTTATATTTTATGATACTTCTTCTTACTCTTCATCTTTTTTTGTCTTGACCTCCTTGTCCTCTTTTTTTTTGACCGTGATTTACCTCCGCATGTGCCTGCGGCTTTGCCTGAACATGCACTGAACTGATTGCCTGCATCCATTTTACCTTGTACCTCAGCCATTTTTTGTATGGTTAAATTGTTGTCAGGACCTACCGGAGGACCGCTTGCGTGAAATTGGGGAACAGTTGTTCCTCCCGATATCGCTAAAGTGTTTTGCTTTTCAATCATATCATTCCTATAGGCAATTTGATCTGCTGTAGTAATTCCGGTGGTTTGGTAGGAATACGTCCTCATTACGTTATATTTATAAAAAAAATAAAACGCATTGAGGTATGTTGTCTGAAAGCGATGCCTTTCAGCTATCTAAAATGTCTCATGAGTTTGTCGATAACACCATGTCCATAAGAAACTTGAAACAAAGTGTAAAACTTAAAGAAAATATAAATGCTTTTCTTCGTATCAAACAAGAACATCCTACTTTATCAAAAGAAGAATTAGAACCCTACATTTTAAAGGAATGTCATTATCTTTTTTACGAATATATTGAGCTGTATAATTTATTATTTAAAAAGGACATGGACCTTACCATTATGATAAAATTGTTAGACGTATTAACTGAAATTGAAGAAGAAAAATGCAATCAACATGAAGGTAGTGTTAAAGTAGGCACATTGCTTAAAGAAATGTATATCGATTGTAAATTATCAGAAACAAAACAACGTGATGAATTATATCAAACCAAACAAGTTACACCTATCACTATATCTTGGAAAGAGTATAAAAATAATATGTAGTCAAAGTATGACCAATACTATTTTTTCACCAAGAGTGACCAATACAACCCAACAAGGAAATTCAAATGTAGCACCATTGGGCCAAGCAAGTCAAATACCTTTAGACAGGATGCTCATACGTAGAGCGTTTCCAACCACTTCTATATTTAAGGGAACTCCGGTTTTTTCTAAACAGTGGGCACAAACCCCTTTTCGTGTAACCTTTAATGCTGGAGATTTACTAGTAAGAAAAATTGAACCAGGTGGTCATAATCAAATTAAAGGATCTGTAGGAATTGGTCAATACAAATATACTAAAGGACAAGTGGATGGAACCACTTCAGGTGATGGTGCTTCTGGAAATCAACACTACGTGTATGATTCTTCCGTCTACATAAAATACAAACGATTAAAGTCAAAACAATACAATTATAGCGATACAAGTTTTGGAGGTTCAAATAACAGTTCGTACGTTGCCATTCGTGCCATTCGTAGATAAATTAAAAAAAAAATTGATTTAAACAAATTACAAGTATATGCATAAGATGACTTCTCTATTTCTTAACGGTTCCACTGATGACCTTTCCAACTCCATTAACCTTGGAACTCCTAAAGTAAATACTTCCGGTGGAAAAAACATTCCTATCTTCAATAAACTTGCACGAAATG